TGTTGAATGTTGTACCGGTATATTTTAGATACGTAACGGCAACCACATCGAAGGGCAATAGTAATGCAACTTATGTAGCATTGAAAAAGTTGATTGATGATAATAAGACAGTTGTTGCTGTTGGAAAAGATAATGCTGAAAAACTGCGTATTGATAGTAATATTCGTCTTAATGAATGGTATAGACAAGTTACGGACGAAAAGCCGCAGTCAGTAGCACGAGCAGAATCTGGTTTCGTTCATATTGTAAATGATATCGATCCAGAAGAGAACATGCGGAATAAGTTTAAGACAGATATGTTGATTACCAATGTAAAGTTGGTAGAAGCCGATGAAGAGCGGCATATTGATACTCATGTAGTAGTGCGCGGAGCAATTTTTGAAGATTATTCAAAGACAATTCTTCCTGTTCAGTTTGTTGTGCGTAATAAGAAGGGCATGGATTATTTCTTAAACCTTGAGCCAACCGGAAAAGAACCTATATTTACTTGCGTTTGGGGTCGTCAGTTGAGCCAGACAGTGCGGACTGAGACAAAGACAGAAAGCGCTTTTGGTGAGCCAGAAGTTGTTGTAAGTCAGACCACAACAAGAGAATTTGTAATTACTGGCGCATCTTCTGAACCATATGTTTTTGATGATGAAGAAACTCTGACAAAAGAAGAAGTCAGTAAGATGATGAGTGATCGTGAATTGTACCTCGCAACTTTGAAGAAGAACCAGGAAGAATATCAGAAAAATCGTAATGGCGGTTCAACTGTTTCTTCAGCAACTTCCGGCGATTATGACTTTTAATAAGGAGGGATAAAGATGGCTAATGCTTTGACATCTTTAAAACCTCATGAGGTTAGTCGTGATCTTAGGGGTTATAGTGTGTTTATGTATGGAACACCAAAAAGTGGCAAAACCACAATGGCTTCAAAGTTTCCGAAGGCTTTGATACTTGGATTTGAAAAAGGTTATAACGCCATTCCGGGTGTTATGGCTATTCCAGTTAATAGTTGGACAGAGTTCCGCAGATACTTGATTATGCTTAAAGACCAAGAGACCAAGGACATGTATCAGACTATTGTTATTGACACCGCAGATATTGCTTATGATTATTGCGTGCAATATGTTTGTGATAACAATGGTGTTAATTCAATCGGTGATCTTGCCTATGGTAAAGGCTATGATTTGGTAGCAAAGGAATTTGACGGTTGCATTCGTAAGATTTTACAGTTGGATTACGGCCTTGTCCTTATTTCTCATTCAACAGATAGAATAGAAAAAGATGAAAAAGGCGAAGAATATAGTCGTCTTGAACCTACATTGAATAAGCGCGGCAGACTGATTTGCGAGAGAACTTGTGATATTGTTGGACTTTCTAGGCCAACCACAAATCCAGATGGCTCTGTTAGTACCAAGTTCTTTATGCGGGAAACGCCAAGATATGTCGCTGGTTCTCGTTTTAAATATATTGTTCCTGTCATTGAATTTACTTATGAAAATTTGGTAAAAGCAATTTCAGATGCTATTGATGAAGAAGCAAAACATACAAATAACCAGTTCATTACTTCTGAAAGAGAAAATAATTATATTGAAGAGAATGAACATCCTTCTTTCTCAGAAATGCGTACTGAATGCGGGCAGTTGATTGGTGAGTTAATGGGAAAAGATCCAATGAATAAACTTGCTATTGGAAAAATTGTAAGTGAATATTTGGGTGTTGGGAAAAAGTTTAATGAAACCACTGAAGCAGATGCCGAACAAGTTTGGTTGATTTTGCAGGAATTGCGAGCATTGAATAAATAAAAACTAAAAAGCAAGTGGCTTACTTGCTTTTTTCTTTTTTTTATGTTATAATATAAATAAGAAGGTATAGAAAGGATTTGAAATATGTTCTTTACACCATCACAAATTTGTGTAATTATTCTTATTATAATTGCAGCAGTTGTGTCTGTATTGCAAATTAAACAAAAGCCAAAGATAGCATGGCCTTGGATAATTGCATATTGGGTTATGCTTACAATTAAGAATATTTGCGATTTGGTGGCGATGACATAATGCCGGCAGCCAAAAAATTAGCACCAGTAAAATGCTTTTATTGTAATCAAACTTTTGATAGAAATACAACTGAATATGTTGCTGTTAGATCTAGACGATATGCGCATAAAAGTTGTGCTGATGCGCATAATGAGTCAATGAGCCAAGAAGAACATGATTTAGAAGTTTTACAGAATTATATAAAGAAATTATTTAAAATAGATAAATTAAGCGCAAAAATTAATAGTCAAATTAAAGATTATCATGAAAATCGTCAATATAGTTATAGAGATATATATAAAAGTTTGTTATATTTTTATGATGTAAAACAAAATCCAATTGAAAAAGCAAATAATGGTATTGGAATAGTGCCATATGTTTATGATGATGCTAAAAATTATTATTTAGCAATTTGGATGGCGCAGCAGCAGAATATAGCAAAACCAATTGAACAATATAAACCAAACACAATAGAAATTCATATTCCACCGCCAGTAAAACAGCCAATAAAAAATAATCAGTTTTCATTTTTAGAAGAAGGGGTTGAATAAAAATAAGTTCAAAATATGTAGATACAACAGCAATTGTACAAGTAATTGGTTGTATTTGGAATGACCCCTCCATTCTAGACGCGGCAGATACTTATACAATTATAGAAGATGATTTTCCAGAGCAATTTCATAGAGTTGTTTTTGGTTGTTTATTTAAATTACATGAAAATGGAGTATCATCTTTTACTCTTGAAGCAGTAAATGACTTTTTTGAAAATCATCCTAAATACAAAGCAATTTATGAAATAAATAAAGGAAATGAATATCTTAAAAAAGTTAGTGAAGTTTCGTCAAGAGCAACTTTTGATTATTATTACAAGCGCATGAAGAAAATGACACTTTTGCGCATGTATGATAATTATGGAATTAATTTAAGTTGGTTATATGATCCAGACAATATTTTAGATATTAAAAAGAAAGAAGCCCAAGAAGAATGGCTAGATAATGTTTCATTACAGGATATTGCTGATAAAATTGACGCAAAAATTGATAGTTTAAAAGCAACATATGTCAATAATGATGTTAGAAGTGGAGCCATTCAAGCGGGCGATGATATTGATGAATTAATTTTTAAATTAGAGCAAGTTCCTGATGTTGGAATTAATTTGTATGGTAATTATATTAATACTATTACAAGAGGAGCAAGATTAGGTAAATTTTATTTGCGGTCAGCGCCTACTGGCGTAGGCAAGTCTAGAAGTATGATTGCCGATGCTTGTTATATTGCTTGCGATGAATTTTATGATGTGTCTTTTGGTTGGCGCAAAAATGGTAAATGTTTTCCAACTTTATTTATTGCAACAGAACAAGATAAAGCAGAAGTACAGACAATGATGCTTGCGTTTTTATCTAATGTTAATGAAGAACATATTTTAACAGGCAGATATGAAAAAGATGAGCGCGAACGTGTTTTATATGCGGCAAAGGTAATTAAAAAAGCACCATTGTATATTGAAATATTGCCAGAATTTAATTTGCAAGATGTTGAAAATACAATCAAAAGAAATTTAAGAGACCACGATATAACATATTGTTTCTTTGATTATATACATACTAGTTTAAAAATATTAGAAGAGATTAGCCGTCGAGCAGGAAAAATTACTTTAAGAGAAGATAATATCTTATTTATGTTGAGTGCAAGATTAAAAGATATTTGTGTGAAATATAATATATTTTTAATGTCTAGTACTCAATTGAATGGCGATTTTGTTGAAAGTAAAACTCCTGATCAAAATTTGTTGCGAGGAGCAAAAGCCATCGCAGATAAAATAGACTATGGAAGTATTTTACTCCCAGTAAAAGACCAAGATTTAGCAAGTCTTGAAACGATATTACAACGCAATCCGCAATTTCCTAAACCAAAAATTAAATTATCAATTTATAAAAATAGAAGAGGTAGATATAAAAGTGTTCTTTTATGGTGTGATGCCGATTTGGGCACTTGTAGAATAGATCCAATGTTTTTAACAGATTTTAATTATGAATGGATTGGAATTGATGATTTAAAAATTGTTATTGACGATTTTAGTGCATTTGAGGAGGAATAAAAATGCCAAGACAGAAGCGTAAGACACCTAAAAATGGTTTGTATGTTGAAAAAAGTACTGTAAATTATTGGGGTAAGCCATTAAAATATGTTATGTCTCAAACAATGTTTAATGCTATGGCAGAAGATTGTCCAAAAGGCATGAACCCGGACCAGTATATTTTACAGTGTATTAATGAAACTTATGGACTATTGGGGCACGTAACGGAACTCAGTATTACAGAGGAATAATATGTTATACAATAAAGATAAAATCAAAGAACAATTAACTTTAGATAATGTGTTTGATTTAGTTCAAGAATTTGGCGGCGAACCGCAACTGACTAATTTTGGTTTTATCTCTGCAACAATTTGTCATAATCATCCAGGAGAAGGTAGTCATAAATTATATTATTATGAAAATACAAAATTATTTAGATGTTATACTGGATGTGATGCAACTTTTGATGTCTTTGAATTATGTTGCAAAGTTCATAAAATAAATACAGCAACAGAATGGACATTAAATGATGCGTTAAAATATATAGTACAAAAATATCATTTATTTGGTGAAGTATCTGAAATATCTGATAATTTTGGCGGATTATCAGATATTTCAGTTTTTCAAAAATACGATAAATTAAATAATAGCAATAATACTACGCCATTTCATACAGACCAGTTAAAAGAATATGATAGAAATATTTTAAACTTTTTATCATATCCAATTATTAAAAATTGGGTAGATGAAGGTATCACAATACCAGTTTTAAAACGCAATTTAATTGGATATTATCCGCCAACAGAACAAATTACAATTCCGCATTTTGATAAAGATAATAGATTTATTGGTTTAAGGGGCCGTTCATTAAGTATAGAAGATGCTGAATTGTATGGTAAATATAGGCCAATGATAATTAATAATGTTATGTATAATCATGCTTTAAGTTTAAATTTATATAACTTAAATAATAGCAAAACTGGTATTAAAAGTTTAAGCAAAGCAATTATATTCGAGGGTAAGAGACAGTCTCGCCCAAGTCTGCTTTTCTACTCATCAGTAGGGTCGCATGTGCGGCTAACGGGGGAGCCTAAACTATCTATTAGCATGGTAATCCCGTGGGAAGCCTATTATATAGGAACCTGTATCGACTATCTCGTTAAAGAGAGTAGAATTATTATTGATACATAATTCGAAACGGCAGCGGTTTATTTAAACCGGAAGATATAGTCAGTACTATTGGAAACAATAGAAAAAACGGAAAAGTCTTGCTTATTGTTTCAGTCATATTTTGGATATGAAAATGATATTTCAGTTGCTTGCTGCGGCAGCGCTGTTTCTAATTATCAAATGCAATTGTTAATAGATTGTGGTGCAAAAGAAATTATTATTGCATTTGATAAACAATTTCAAACAAAAGGTGATGCTGAATTTAAACACCTAACTAATAATTTGAAAGCAATTAATAATAAGTATGGTGCTTATGTTAATATTTCTTTTATGTTTGATAAAACTGATTTATTAGGTTATAAAGATTCACCAATTGATCGAGGTAAAGACATTTTTTTGACATTATTTCAAAGTAGAGTGATTTTATAAGTGGAAATTAAATTATTAAATACTAATACAATAGATGGAACAACGATTGAACAAATATTATACAATCGTGGATTAACAACAAGACAGGAGCAATCAGCATTTTTATATCCTAATAAAGAATATGAATTACCATATCAAGATTTAAATAATGTCATGGATGCCGCAAAGCGTATTTTAAAAGCACTTGTGCGGCAAGAACAAGTTTATGTGCAAGTCGATAGTGATTGTGATGGTTATACTTCTGCTGCGTTGCTATTGAATTATTTACATACTTTTGCTCCATCAACGGTAGAAGGGAAATGGTATTATGGATTGCACAAAGCAAAAATCCACGGAATTGCAGAAGACGCAATCCCAATCGGAACAACTCTTGTCATCGCTCCCGACAGCAGTTCAAATGAAAGCGCATTACATCAAAGACTCTTACAGAGTGGAGTAGAAACTATTGTACTCGACCATCACGAATTTGACACTGAAGTTGATGAAGGACGAACCGGGGCTATCATTGTCAATAGCCAGCAAGAAGGCTATGGAAATCATTACTTGTCAGGCGTTGGAGTTGTCTATAAAGTATGTCTCGCAATTGACAGTCTTAGGCATAAACAGGGAGAATGCAGTAGATTTCTTGATCTCGTCGCATTAGGATTAACTGGTGATATGATGGATATGCGCAATCCAGAAACAAATTATTATATTACAGAAGGATTTAAATGCGTAAATAATCCATTTTTTGTGTATTTAGCCGATAAGAATGAATTTTTAATGAAAGGTAAATTTAATCATCATTCTGTCGCTTGGTTCATTGTACCTTTTATTAATGCCGTTACTAGAGTTGGCTCTGATGAAGATAAATTAGTAGTTTTTGAGTCTATGCTTAATTGGAAAGCGGGGCAATTAATTCCAAGTGATAAACGCGGTGCCAAGTTAGGTCAAGAGGAATTAAGAGTAGAACAAGCAGTGCGGCACGCGTCAAATGTAAAACGGCATCAAGACGAAGAAAAGAAAAAATTATTAGAAACTATGCATGATAAAATTGAAAAATATAATCTTGCTAATGAACCATTATTAATTATACAAAATAAAGGTGTAGATGATGATGATCCTATACGTGGAATTACTGGTCTTGTTGCTAACGCTCTTATGGCTGAATATAATAAACCTACACTCATTCTTAACGAAATACAAGATGCCGCAACCGGTGAAATCATCTGGTCGGGTAGCGGCAGAGGTTTTAGCAGTAGAGTTGTCGATAACTGGCGCGACTATATTTGTAATAGCGGTTGTGCCATT